ATCGCGTTCATGGGGGATGCTCCTGTTCGTGGGTGGGTGATGGTATACGGGTGTTCACTATGGTCAAGGGGCGACCACCAAATCGCTAGCGGTAGTTCGGCTGTAGGCTAGCGGTAGGTGGGTCAATCGGCAAGTCCAGCCGCGAGAATGCGGAGCAGGACGATCGCGAGCTCGATCAAGATCGTCGGGTTCATGGCGTGGGCCTCCTTGCCCTGGTGGTGGTCGATCCCTGACCGGCGACGTGCCGATCAGCTGTCGATTCCGGCGTTGATGTTGCGACCGGCGGCGTTGAGCACATACCACTCGCCGTCGTGGTTCGCCTCGGCGTAGGCGTTCGCGGCTGCGTCGTCAGCGGCGGTGAACGTCTCGACGACATCGAACTCGCCGGTCGACTCGATCATGTAGGCGATGCTGTACTCGGCAGGCTCGTCGTCGCGATGCCCTGTGCCGACAACTCGATCAAGCTCCTCATTGCGCGTCAGCTTGTGGGCGATCAGCTTCTCACCGGGGCCGACGATGCAGTCGGCTGGATCCCCGTGCTCGGATTCGAGAGTCCATGTGTCCGCCCAGCCACGCAGTCCATCGGCATCGATCGTGTCAGTCGCGTCCGTCGGGTCATGGTCCGCCACGATATAGCCGTCCTCATCTACGTGGCAGACCTGCGAGTACAGTCGCAGCGTGCCGTCCTCGCGTCGCGTGATGTAGTCGTAGGCGTATCCGTCGCCAGCTTTGTCTCCAGAAAGTCGCGCCATCGTCCTGTCCTCCGGGTTGTGCCCCTCGCGGGGCGGGGTGTCGAGTCTATCTCTGCGCTGAGGCGTTCGCCGCCCGAATCTGGACGAGCGCCGTCCTGGCCTCGTCCTTCGTGTCGTAGGTGGCGACACTCCAGCGGTCGCCGCCACGCTCGGCGATGATCTCGAACCAGTAGCACGTGCCACGGCTGCGAGGGTCGGCGATCTTTTTGATGCGGTATGTGGTGGTCACGGCGTGGCCCTTGTGTTCGTGGTGGCGTTGCCCGTCGGCCCGATTGCCGACGGGCGGGGTGGTGGTCAGGCGATCGCCGCACGTCGCGGCAGCTCGCGGTAGCAAACGCCGCCGTTGATGAGCCGCTTCTCCCCGTCGTCCCACACCTGATAGAGGTAGGTCGCACCACGCTTGCCGCGAACAACGCACTGCGTGTGGCAGCCGTTCGCACGAACGGCCGGGCCGACGCCGCAGACCTCAAGAATGCGGTACTCGCGTCCATTCACCGTCACGATCATGGGGTTGTTTGCGGCGTCCATCGTTTCGTCTCCCGGTTTGCGTTGCGTCAGGTCACATCCGCCCGACGCCCGTACTGTAGGATATCGGTAGTTGGGTGTCCAGCCCTCTACAAAAAGATTTTTCCGGGGCTGTTTTCCCGCAGCAAAACGCCTACTTCCGCCGCTTGGCGGTCTTTTTCTTCGCCCGTTTGGCGGCTGGACGCTTGGCGAGGTGCCGTTTCCCGGCCGCCCTCGTGGTCAGGGCGTCACGCTGCTCCGTGGCCGAGCTCACCGAAACCAGCCAGAGACGCTCCCCGAGCCGCTGCCCGCGAAGCTTGCCCTCGCGGAGGAGGGCACGGACCCAGCCGTCCGTACAGCCCATGAACTCGACCGCCTCCGCGATCGTCATGTGGGGCTCGCCGTCGATATTGTGCGCCATCGAGACCATGCCCAAATCATACGTAGCGGGATTTGGCGGTCAAATCGCCGACCGACCCGATTTGCCCAGGCCGCTTCCGTACACCTAAAGTTTCGAGTCCTCAGGCGATCTTTCCAGCGGAGGGCACTCCCCTCGCTGTATGCAGGGGACGGGCGTACACTAGTCCCATCTAATCGAGGAAGCCATGACACTCCGCGACCTGCTCAAGATCTACGCCGTGAGGCACGCGCTCAAGGATCGCACCGTCAAACTGTTCGCCACGTCGCTCGATCGGTTTGAGGAATGGCTCGGGCGTCCATCAACGCTCGACGACCTCGACGACACGGCAATCGCTCAGTTCTCGCGGTGGCGAGCAGAGACGCCGCACTGGCGTGGCAAGCCGCCACGACCGGCCACGGTGAAGAAAGACCTCACGAGCGTCGTCACGCTCTGGGCTCACGCTGCAAAAAAACGGATGACCCGCAGCGATGGCACGCTGATCGAGCACCCGGACCTCCCGCGAGGATTGGTCAAGGTGTCCATCCGCCCTCCTCGCGGATACTCGCTCGACGAGATCGACGCGATGCTCAAGGCGGCGCTGTCCTACCGTGGCAGCGTCGGCCCGGTCCCGGCATGGTGGCTCTTTCGGTCGCTCCTAATGTGCGCGTGGCAGACCGGCGAGCGGATCGGCGGGCTCATGTCGGTGCGATGGCGTGATGTAGATCTTGAGACCCGCCGCGTCTTGTTCGACGGCGCGGGGAGGAAGGGCGGCGTCAAGACGATCATCCGCAGCATCACGCCCGAGCTCGCTCGGTTGCTCGCCAAGCACCGCCGCAACGACGACGACCTCGTGTGGCCGTGGGTCGAGCACCGCGAGTTTGAGTCCCTGTGGGGATCGCTCAAGCAGATCTGCCGCCGTGCTGGCGTTCCCTGCCGTGGCTTCCATTCGATCCGCAAGACATCCGGTTCGTTCGTCGCCGCCGGGGGCGGGGATGCCACCGAATTCCTGTCCCACTCGGACAGCAAGACGACCCGGACGCACTACCTCATCGACGAAATCGTGCGCCGTGACGACCCGCTCGACCTCCTCCCCAAGCTCCCCAGCGAGCGACGTGCGGGCAAGCCAGCCCCGCTCCCAGCCCCGGAGCCGTCCACGCCTGCACGGGCGTCCAGCGGCCCCGTAGAAGCCGGTGCGGCGGTCGGGCGGTCCATGGCATCCCGAGGACTCGCCTGCCCGCCACGGGGCCAGCACGACGCCCTGGCGGCGGCTGCGGGCGTCGAGCCCGAGGACGTGGCGCCGTTCAGCCGGGGTCTGCTCGACGGGTGGATCGCCGGTCAGGGCGACGCGGCCTGACAGACCGGGGGCGGCGCGAGCGGGAGGATGCGCTCACGCCGCCGCACCCGGCCGCCATGGGTCAGTCGTGCGGGTGCTTCCACCAATCGTCGCTCGCGTCCTCCGCGAGCCGATCGACGATCTGCTGAAGCGACGCGACGATGCTCGTGAAATTGCGGTTGCAGTGGTCCGCGTTCGCATTCGCCGACTCGACGACCGTGCGCAGCGCCTCAGCCATCGACCTCTGGTTCCGCGCCATGACGGCGACGATGGACGCCAACTCATCGACGCGCTGGCGCAGGTCGGAGCCGAACATCACGCGTCCTCGCTCTGGAGCACGGCGATGATCGCGAGCAGGCGAGCCCGCTCCGCGAGCAGGCGGATCACGTCGCCCGCGAGCGTGCCGCTCGTGCCGGTGTACGCACCAGAGAACCGCCGGGCACGGTGCTCGATCTGGGCGAGGTCGTCCTCGGTCAGCGGCGTGTGCGAGTCACGCTTCGGCATCGCGATCCTCACGGTGTAGGAGCAGGGCGAGCAGTGCGTAGGACGCGAGGTCGAAGAGGTTGTCCTCCAGGCTCTCGTTCTCCAGGCGACCCGTGGCGTTGTATGCAGCGAGCCTCGTCACCTTGTCGGACAGTCGAACCATCGCGCCCTTCCACGACGGGATGCCGACGAACCGCGCCCCGTTGCGAATGTTGGCGAGCGGGTCTTCGCCGCTCGGGCACCCGTAGTCTCGGCTCTTCCGACGGTGCATCTCCTTCATCTGATCGCACAAGTCGAAGAACGCCTGCGACGTGGGGTGCGTCTCGCGTGCGATCCGCGCTGGCCGTGCCTCCTCGACGAGCCGGGCGAATCCTTTGACCGCCTCGACCCGCGCGGTGTAGTCGGGCGGCGTCCACTCGGCGTACGTTTCGGATTGCGCGGTGGGCTGGGCGATCTGCCCCAGCTCGGCGGCGTCGCTCAGCACCCGCGTCGCCACCTCCAGCGCAGGCTGGCACCCCGCGAGGCGTGACTCGACGGCGTTGCGGAGGGCGGCGTTGGCGGATTCGAGCGTGGTGGCGGTCACGTTTTTCCTCTCAAGTCTCGATCACAGAACACGGGATAGGCTCGCGTCACCTCGCGCCGATGGTGATCGACGACGAATGCCGCCTGACACGGCGGCTCGTATGACGCCTTGATCCGCACAGAGTAGGCGCTCGGTCCAATCACGCTTCCGTTCGTGACGTACCGCCCCGAGCGGCTCCACGAGAACTGGTGCCAGTGCCCGAGGCACGTGAGGTCCGCACGTCGCGTCGAGTCCCACGCGGCGATCGACTTGTTCAGCGGCACGTGGATGCCGCCGATCCCGCCCTGGTATCGCACCGCGTGGCCGTGCATGAACCGAATAGTGAACCCGTCGAGATCGACATAGTTGAGGTGGCCTTCGCCGACGAGCCACGTGACGTTCTTCCGCGACTCCGCAGCCGCCATCGTCACGTAGAGGTGATGCTCGTAGCTCGTGTCCGCTTCGTTCGTGCGAAGTTTCTCGGTCGTCCTCCCGTGGTTCCCGCACGACGTGACGACGAGCACCTCAGTGGCCGTATCGCTGACGGCGTCGATGAATCCACGCAGGCGCTCGCCGATCCACCGGAGCGCCGCGAGCGGGTGGAGGCTGTTCTCCTCGGCGAGCTCGGGGTGGATCATGCCCGAGATGAGGTCACCGCCCAGCCAGACGACGACGCGGTCGATCTTGCACAGTTGCCGCTCGTGTTCGAGCAGCGCGAAGAATCGCTCCGAGAGCTCGGCAAGCCGGGCGTCGCACACGTCCAGGTCGAAGGCGTTGAGCCCGTTCACGGTCTCGGGCCGCACCGTCTCTTCGCAGTGGATGTCCGAGAGCAGCACGACCATCGACGCCGGGTGACGACGACCCTTGACAGTTTTGGTCAAGGGCTTTTTGCTCTCGATCCCTTTGAGCCCGACGAATGCGTCGGCACGCTCACGCTCGCGGTCGATCTGGGCGAGTGCCGCCTTGTATCGCCCGCGTATCGCGGCCACCTCGGCACGAAGCCGTGCGACCTCGGCGTCGGCTGCGAGTTGCTCGGCCGTGGCGGCAGCAGCGATGACGGCGTCGGTTAGCGACGCTTGTTTGCGCACAGCCAATGCTCGACTCCTTGAACGCCGCTCACTGGTAGCCCGCGATCCTTCAGCGACTGAATGATGGATCGAGCGAGCGCCCGCTTTTGCAGCCCGAGCTCACCGCTCACCCACCGCTCGCGAAGCGCCTCCAGTTCCGCGAGCACGTCGGCAGGAAGGTCGCAATGCCAGGCGTTGAAACCGGGCCTGTAGTTCTTCACTCGCGAGACAATCTCGTCGGCGATCGACGTTGGCTTGCCCTTACTCGCCACGCGGCACCTCCCGGTATCGCAGGATCTGCCAGAGGACACGACGCTGCACGCGGGCCAACTCGGTCACCGTCTCCTCGGAGATCGTGGAGCCGAGCACCGCGTGGGCGATCTCGTGGAGGACGGTTTCGAGACGCTGGCCGTTCTTCAGACGCTCATCGACGAGCATCTTCGGAGGACGTTCGTCATAGCACGTCCAGCCGTCGGCGCGTCCCTTCAGCCGAGTGAAACGCAGGAGCCACCGCTGGCCCGCGATCGTGATGTCGTGATCATCCGCCACGGCACCCGTCCTCCTGCGTCTATGGTGGATAAGTTGTCAATTCGCAGCGGCACGCCGGGCGTTGCGGATTGCTCGGCGCACGAGCAGGCGACCGGCCACGTCGAGGAATGGAAGTCCGCGAGCCTCGGCCTCCGCACGCATCACAGCGACAACCTCCTCGATCCGCTCGGGTCGCTCGCACTCATCCGGCCCCCACGCGTCCATCTCGGCGGCTTTCGCTCGGCACTGGCAGGTTGGCGTCGGCTCGATGCCGAATCGCTTCAAGAGTTTCGAGAGTTCGGTGCCGGGGCCGGATGATGGTGGAAGCTGTGGCTCTCGCCCAGGCTTTGGATGACTAGGAAATGCTGGGTGACTTGTGTCGATCGTCCAGATGTCGCCGTCCTCTGCGACGACACACGGCATAACCTCGTCGAGCGAGTATCCACGCTCATCACACCTTGCTCGCAGGAAAGAACGGTGGCAGGTGATCACGGAAGGGGATTGCTCGATATGTCAACGGTTCCGCTAACAGAAAGGGTGATAAATCTGCCGGAAGCAAAAATCGTTGATGTCGATGAAAATGGAAATAAAACTCCGCTCATGCACTCTCCCGGCTGACGAAAAAAATTGACTACGGGAGACACAACAGAGACAGCATACGATCGCGCACAAAAAGTCTCTAACTGTACGCTGAATGTCGCCTGTGCTTGGCAGGTGTCGGGACTGACCCCCAGGTTCCCGACCGAAACTTCCATTCCATAACTGCGGATCAGCGATGGCTCGAACGATGGTATCTCAATTACTTGGCCCGTGGCATTGACGATAAAACCAGACGTAGGCGGTCGCGTAGCGGAGTCGCTAAAGATGCATGGTCTGCTCGGTATCAGATTTGCCGCGACAGCCGAGCGAGACAGCACAAAAGTGGTATTGGAGCTCCCGAATCCGATTGAGCACGTTTCGTTGAACGTGAGGTCGTAGACCAATCCGAGTTGCCGTTGGACTGTAGACGACAAGAAGCCTGGACAGCAGTTATCGCACACCCGATCGCAGCACACACAGGCCATATATGCCTACCATTGCAGGAAAGTGATCGACAATGTTGAAGCCGTGCGGGTAACCGTTATTAGGCAATTGTTCGTGTTGAGGGTTGCTGCGACATCCACATCGGTCACGAGCGCTTGTGTCGCCGTGCGAAACGGCACGTCAATCAAGAACCACGCTGCTCCGTCCTTCGCAATCGCACAATCTACTGAGCCGCCTTTGGCTGGGTACGGAAAGAACAAGTTCAACACGCTCGCCGTGTTCGGCGTGGTCGTCTGATACTTGAACGTGACCGTCTTCGTGTCCCCAACCGCCCACGCACCGCTGAAAGTAGCGATGCGGAAGGTCTTGCGCTGCGGCGGCGGCACCGTGTCGAACCGCAGCGGGCTCTCGGTGCGATCGCCGATCTCGACGCGACGCACGGCGTTCGCGATCCGCTCGGCAGACGAGCGATCGAAAATCACCGGGTCGGCCACGACTCAGTCCTCCAGCACCTGGAGCATGAGGCGACCGGTGGACGCAGCCTTCGCGGCGTAGTTGCCGGGAGCGAGCCGGAAGAGTGCGGCATCGCCGGGACGCAGTCGCACCGTCTCGTGGAGCGTCGTGCCGTCGAGTCGGCCGAACGACACGGTGGCGGTCTGGTTGGTGCTCGTCACGAGCGAGCGGGCGAAGCACAGTCCGAGCGTCGAGGCGGCACTCGTCACGAACTGGCTCGTAGCCGTCGTGAGATCGAGCGTCGCCGCCAGCACGCCGGTCGTGCTCATGTCGGTCGTGATGCCATTGGCGAAGAACTGCTGTACGAGAGCGCCACGCGAGGCGCTCACCTGCACGTTGTACGTGATGTCTGGCATGGGGAGCCTCCTACGCGGGCGGGGAGCCGAAGTAACTGTTGAAGTCCACCTCGCGGTGCACACGCCTCGTGAGGATCGCAGGAGCACCGAGCGTCTGGTTGCCGCTGCCGTCTAGCCCGACCGGGCCGGGTGATGCGACCCACTCGGCGTTCCTGAAGTCGAACACCATCGCGCGGCGCTTCTCATTGCCGCTTAGAAAGTTGAACCCCACGTCGGGCAGTTGCAGCGGCCATCCCGTCTGGCGAAACAGGAGCTCGACCTTCACCGCCCAGAAGCGATGGAGAGTACCGCCGTACTCCTCGAACTTGAGCTCGCCCGAGATGCCCTGGCACTTCCAGCGGTGCGTCGCACCGCCGATCCACGTCGTCGAGTTGATCGTGTTCGTGAGCGCGATTGCCAGCGACGAAGGAAACGTGGCGCGGTTCTCAGATATCACCACCTTGCACTGCGCCTCGTCCGAGGTCAGCGAATCGAAGTAGTCGTACGCCGAGTTGGTCAGCGGCTTCGTCGATTCGTTGCCCGATTGGTCGTAGTAGAAGAGCGCGGGCACCGTCGCGCCCTGCGTGGTGAACGTCCACAACGCCGGTCGGCTCGTCGGTGCCGCGAGTTGATCGAGCCCGCCGCTTGGGAAGCCGTACCTCGCGGTGAGAAGGGAGTGGTACTGCGAGCCTTCGTAGTTCTCTTCGTACTCGATTTCGACGCAGCGAACGTCGGCGTATTCGGGATGAGCGGTGCCGATATCGAGCGACAGTGCAGTCGCCACATCGTTCGCCGTCGTCGCCTGCCCAGACGCGTCGTGCGTGACGACGAACTGCCGCGTGAGGTCGCGGGCCTCGCCGAGGCGGAACTTGTTCGAGCGCGGTAGTTCGCGATGGTGTGCGACGCCCATCAGCCGACTCCTCCACCAATCTGGACGACGGGACCGGAGAACTGTGCCGAGATTGCCACGAGCGTGTCACGCAGTTCTGTCAGCCGCCGTGTCTGGAGCCTCGCCTCGATGAGCGCCGGGTCTTGCTGGTTGGCGGCGAGGTTGAGAAACAAGGCAGCGCCCTCGGCGGTGCGGATGTCGTTGCCCTGGATGACGCCCGAGCCCAGCGTGTTGAGCTCGCGGATGCGGGCGACCTGACGCTGGTTCTCTGCCTCGACAGCCTTCGCCTGTTCTTCCAAATACTTCTGCTGCGCCTGCTGGGCTTGTTGCTGTTGCTGCTCCAGTTGCTTCAGATACTGCTCGCGTTGCTGCCCGAGCTGCTGCTCCAACTGACGACGACCACTCGCGATGTCGCGCTCCTGTGCGGCGACTTGGTCAAGTTGCCCGAGGCGGGCGATCCCGGCGTTGACCTCCTCCTGGTTCCCGGCGGCACGTGCAGCCTGCACGTCAGCCTGGACGCGACCGATCTCACGCTCAAGTTGAGCGAGGTTCTGCGCCGCCGCGAGGCGTTGCTGATCGCCACCGAACCGGGCGAGCAGGAATCGCTGATCGACGAGCTCGTTGACCTTCGCCCGCTCGTCGGCGACCGCCTTGACGTTCGCGAGCTCCTGCTCGAAGAGCCGCTGCTGCCGTGCGACCTCGGCCTCGAACGCCTCGCGGTTTAGGATGCCGTCACGGGCCTGCTCTTGCGCGGCGGCGATGCCTTCTTGGAGGCGCACGGCGGCTGCGTTGCCAGCGTCGCCAAACTGTGCGGCTTGCTCGGCGAGACGGGAGAAGTTACCGCCGGTCGCCGCGAACGCCTTGTCGAAGCCCTGCTCGAACCCCTGGGCTGCGGCTTGCAGTTGGTCTTCGAGTTGCCCTTGCAGCAGACGCAGTCCGTCCAGGCGGGCGCGTGCCGTGCCGTCGTCACCGGCGGCCGCGCTCGCAATCTCTTGCTGCACACGAGCGACTTCCCGCTCGACGGCAGAAAGGTCGTCGATGATCTTCTGGGTTGCGTCGGACGTGCGAAGAAGCGAGTCGATTCGCTTCGTGTCCTCATCTGCCTGCTTGCGAGCCGACTCGGCGGCGTCCGACCGTGCCGCCAACTCCTGCTGAATCGCAGAGTTCACTCGCTTCTGGAGGTCTTCGATGCGTGCGATCTCATCTGCCGTGAGCGTCGCGTCTTCCTGTGCCGCAGCGACCGCCGCCTCGAAGTCACGCATGAGACCGGTGACACGGCTCGACTGGTCGATCACGCCGCCGAAGAAGTCGTCGAACGCGTCGCGGGTCGCCTCGATGTTGCTGTTGACGCGGAACTCGGGTGAGCGTGCCTCTTCGATCTTCGACCGGAACTGCGTGATGTACGACTCGGCCGCTCCAGCCCCACGCTCGCCAGACTCGGCGGGAGTCTCGCCGAAGATCGCATCGCCAGCGGAAGCGATCGACCGATCAACCGCGTTCTTGAACTCGTCTGCGTTCTTCTCCAGTTCCGCAAACGCGGCGTCGGCCAACGCTCGACCAGTCTCGCCGAGATCGGCAAGGAACGGGATGCGGCCCAGTTGCTCCAGAACCTTGCCAATGCCGACCGTGACCAGACTCACAATCGACTGGCCCAGGTTGAACAGTGCTTGCGCGGCGTTCACGACGGACGACAGGACGCTAGACGCCCGGCTGAAGACTTCGCCGACCGTGCCGAGCGTCTCGGCAAACCCGGCGAACTGCTCCACGCTGCGGTCGAACACGCCAGCCAGAACCTCCGCGCCACTCAGCAGCGAGTCGGTGATCGCATCGGCAATCGCCGCCCCACCGCTGCCGTTCGCGCCGGTGAACGTCTCGACGAACGCCAAGAACTCTTGCGAGATCGCCGTGACCAGCGGGGCGAGGTTGCCGCTTACTTGACCGATGATGCCTTCGACCGTCGCTCCCACGAGGTCGAACGCGTCGTTCATGTCGCCGATGTTCGACACCTGATCCTGCGAGACGACAATGCCGAGCCGCTCCGCTCTTGCGGTCAACTCTTCGAGGCTCGCGGCACCCGCTTGGAACAGCGGAGTCAGCGCAGCGCCCTGCTTGCCGAAGATTTCAACCGCCGCAGCGGCGCGGTCCGCAGACGTGGGCAGCGATCCAATAGCGGCGGAAATCTGCGCGAACTGCTCTTCGGGCCGGAGCCCGCGAAGTTCGGCCAGCGTGACGCCGATCGACTTGAGCGTGCGGTCGAACTGCCCGCCCTGGTCGGCCTTGCCGATCTGCACGCCGAGCCGCGTCACCGCGGTAGCAAACTGCTCGGTGTCCACGCCCGAGAGCTTCGCCGCCAGCCCGAGCGTCTGAAGTTGCTCAACACCAACGTCGATGCGATTGCCAAGGTCGTTCAGCGAGTCGAGCGATTGCGTCGCGCTCGCGGCGAGGTTGGTCAGTTGCGACGCCGCGTTGCGGGCGAACCCTCCGAGCAACTGGAACACGTCCACGACGGCCCGGCCAATCTCGATTGCCGAGATGAGCCGCAGTTGCTTCGTGATGCCCTGGAGTGCAGTGTCGTTGGACCGGGCGGAAGTCGTCGTGCGATCCAGCCCTTCACGGGCTCGCGCCACCGCACGGTTGAACTGCTCCTGCGACAGCCTGCCCGCGTCAAGGTGCCCCTGTAGTTCAACGATCGCAGCGTCGTAGCGTTCCTGCGGCGTGATGTTCGCCTGGATGATCCGCGACGCAGCCGCGAGGGCGTCGGCACGCTCGCGCTCGGCACGGGCCGCAGCCTCGTTCGCTCCACTCGCCTCTAGCGACGCACGCTGGAACGTCTCCTGCGAGATCGCACCGGCAGCAAGCAACCGCTCAAGGTTGGCGAGTTGCTCGGCACGACGCTCCTCGACGGTGGCGAACTGCTCGGTGAGCCGACGACCTTCCTGAAGCACTCGCGTCCGTTCCGCCTCGACGCGAGCCGCTGTTTCACGGGCGGCACTCGCCTGCTCGACGGCGCGGCCGTAGGTCTGCTCCGAGATCGCCCCTTCTTCAAGGAGTTGGTCGAGCCGATCAAGACGCTCCGCGCGACGCTCTTCGGCGGTCTGCACCGACGCCGTGATCGCGGCACCCTCTCGCTGAGATGCGACGCGTCGAGCCTCTGCTTCGGCCGCATCTGCACTCGCGCCGGATGCGTTGTCCAGTGCGGTCTGCGCCTGCTGGAGTGCGCGGTTGTACTGCTCTTGGTTGATGAGGTTCTGTCCGAGCAGGCGGTCGAGGTCTGCGACGCTCTGCTGATACCGCTCTTGCGGCGTGACGAGCGATTCGATGATCTGCCGGGCTTGCTGCCGATCGGTCGCCAGCGCCGCTTCCGCCTGCCGTGCAGCATCGGTGATCGGCCCGAGCCGCTGAAGCAACGCGGCCCGCTGCTCTTCGGAGATGAGCCCCTGTTGCAAGAGCGTGTTGTATTCCGCCGCCTGTGCCGACCGCTTCTGCTCCTCGGTGGCGAGCGTGCCGACCAACTGGGCCGCACGCGACTGCGCGGCCGTGTACGTCTCCTGGCGGTCGGCAAGCCCCTGGAGCGTCGCCGCGGCAGCGTTGAAGTCGAGCGTTCCGTCTCGGGCCTGCTGCGCCAGTTCCGCGAGGGCACGGCGACCTTCCTCGGTGCCCGACAGATCGACGTTCACGAGCGATTGCAGGGCACGCTCGAACACCGGAGCCTCGGTCGCACCGACGCGAAGCTCCTCGGCGAACTTGCTGATCGCGGCCGCGCTCTTCTCCTGGTCAGTGGCAAACCGCGCGGCGGTCTGCGCACCACGCTCGAACACCGCTGCGAGTGCGGTCGTCTCGGCCTTGATGGCAGCGAACGACGCGGCGTATTCCTGCGCCGTGATCGTCTGCGCCTTGAGCCTCGCGTCCAGTTCAGCGAAGCGGGCCGCGGTGCGTTGCTGCGCCTCGGCCGCTGCCGCCGTCGTGCCAGCGAACCTCTCGAAGACCTTGCCGACCTTCTCCGCCTCGGCACCGAGCGACTGAAGGGCACGCTCTGCGGGCGTGAGCTTCAACTGCGTCGAGTCCGCACTGATCTTCAGCGCGAGTCCGAGGATGTTTGCCATCAGTCGATGATCCCCATTTCACGCCGCAGCCGCAGAATCGCCTCGCGGTCCTGCGACTCGTGCTGCGGTGGCCGAGCCTTCGGAATGAAATCCTCTGCGGTCGGCGGCTTTCCTCTCTTCGGGTCCGTGTACGGTGCCATCGCGATCGATGCGAGCAGTCCTGTCTGGAGCCACGGGTCGGACAGCGGAACGAAGTACCGCGTGTAAGCCATCCACTCCGACAGCTCCCGCGAATCCATCCGCTCGCACAGTTCGCGAACGGTCATTCGCAGATGCCCCGCCAGCGCGAAGAGGAACCGACGCGATGGCGAGGCGTTCAGTTTTTTGCGAGCTGCTCGACATCGGCCTCCGTCATGTTGTTGTGCTTGAGGGCCGAGTCGAAGAGGCGACCGACGACCGCGCCGCTGCGGCTTGCCAGCGCGACGACCTGGGCACGGGTGAAGAGCAGCTCGCCCTTCTCGTTGCAGAGGCAGCGTGCGAGGTACTCCGACCGGAAGTTCTCGATGCCGGAGTCTTTCTTGCCGATCCACAACCGCTCATAGGAATCGCGCTCGCCGACGCTCATCACGCGGATGTACACGTCGCCGCCCCACTCGGGCACGGTGATCGGTCCCATGAGCCCGGCGTCGTTGCTCGCGAGAATCTGTTCTGCCGTCAGTGTCGCCATGTGTCACTCACCTCACGATGGATACGCGGTCGATACGCCGACCGTATCCATGACTTTGAACCGGTGGTCAAATTGCCAGACGCCGTTAAGCTCGCCGCGAACCTCGGCACCGAGGTAGACGCAATCAGCGTCGAACACCGTGAACGTGCTCGATGTGGCGGTGCCTTGGTCGTCCTGTGCGGTCACGGTCAGACGAGCCCGCACGCCGTACTGGCTCTCGGGGACCGCCGTGCGGGTGAACGCAGGCAGAGTGACCTCGCCCAAGTCGAGGGTCCACCGTGCCGTGCGAGCGGCAGGCATATCGCGGACGAGATCGAGCGTGACGCTACTGACCTGCTGAACGGCGGTGCCGCCCCACGTGACAGCAACTCCCGAGACTCGCGTAGCCATGACGGACCTCCGTCACGGTCAGCGAGCCACGGTGATCGTCGCCTGACCACGGATCGCGTCGTTCGTCGCGAGCGTCAGCGTCGAGCTCGACACGGTGGCGGCCTTGCTGTTGATGAGCGTGGTGCCGCCGGTCGTGATCGTGATCGTGCCCGTCGCCGCGTCGAGGATGATCGTCTTGCCGAGGTAATCGAACGTCACCGAGCGACCAGTGCCGCCATCGTCGGCCGGGATCACGAGCGGACGGCTCAGCGTCGCGAGCGTCTCGCCGGTCGTCTGGCCGAGGTGCCCTACGTCCACGGTCGCCTCAGCGGCAGCGCCGGGGTTCGCGTTCGAGATCACGATGTTCGTGACCGTGTACACGGTGCCGAACAGGTTGAGGACCGTTCCGGCGCCGTCATGGGGAGTCGAGGGATTGCTCACGGATCAGGTCTCCTGCCAGAGGATCGTGTACGTCTGCGTGACCGAAAACACCGGAGGCAGGTCGCCACCTGCCAACTGTACGAACCCGTCCTGCTCGTTCTGGAGCGCGACGTGCCGCACCGATACTGATGATGACACCGCATTCCCCCACCCATCCAGTTTGGAGCGGCAGGCGTCAGCCAGCTCTCGGACGGCTTCGTAGGTCTCGGCGTAGAGCTCCAGGGCGAGCGTCACGACAGGGAGCCCGCCACGGGTGTTGCCGAGCGTCGTCTCCCGTGTGACCGCCTGACGCCGCCACGTCGCCAGCGGGAGGGCCGCCGAGGCAGGGGCGAGTACTGGGTAGATCCGGGTGCCGAGAATCGCGGCCACCGTCGGGTCGGCGAGCAGGGCGTCGGCGACGGTCTTTTCGGGGCTCTTGAACGACATCACAGGTTCCCCGTAGCCGACCGGGTCAGCGTGTCTAAGGCACGCTCCAGCGAGATTCGCAACTCACGCTGGAGGATCTCGGCGACGGTGGTCGAGGTCTGATCCCACGTCGTTTTCAGCGGCGGCTGGCCCGACCTTCCGCCAGCCCGCATCCCCTTGATCGTGATCGGCGTAGCGGATCGCTTGAAGAACGCTTGCGGCGATGCCGGGTCGGTCTGCACTTCCTGCTTGCCGCCACCTCGCCGTGGACGCTGCGTCGGCTTCAACTTGAACGGCCCGAGTTGGCTGAAGCTCGAAGCGTAGTAGGCGTTCTGCCCGCTGACATCGTGGGCCTTGACCGTCGTGACGCTGCCACTGCGGTTACGCCTGACGTGCGACTTTCGGACGTACGCTGTGTTCGAGAGTTTGCTGATCGTGCTGTCGTCGGTGCCTTGTTCAAGCCAGTACTGGTGGTAGGCAAGATCCTTGCCTCGACGCCTCTTGCCGCCTTGCGCAGACTGCGACTTCTCCCTGTCGGCACGGGTGTAGCCGAGCAGCCCGGCGGCGTTGCCGTCACGCCTGTACGGCACGACTTTGATCGTCGCAGCCCGAAACAGGTTTCCCGTTGGGCCGACCGGCGTATTCGCCTTGAGCCGCTCCAGCGCAGGAGCCAGAGCCTTCTTCATCGCGTCTTCGATGATCTTCGCCTTTTGTTCTGGCTTGAAGATCGCGCCGAGATCCTTCTGGAGCTCCTCAAGCCCGGCGATCTCAGCCGTGATCGTGATTCCTGCGGTCGCCATCAGTCGATCGCCTCCACGCACAGAAGCTCGTGCTCGGTGCGGTTGTTGTGCTCGAGCAGGCTCGTGATCTCCAGAATCCGACCACGCCACGAGAGCCGCATGCGCTGCGTCAGCCCGGTCACGTATCGCATCCGCACGCGGTGCGTCACCTCGGTCTGCTGCTGACCGGATTGGAGAACCTCGCGACCGGACAGCCCGTCCACGCTCGCCCACACTTCGGCGAACGTGCCCCACGTCTGCACGACCTCGCCGATCGAGTTGCGAGCCTCGGTCGCACTCTGGATCGTGACTCGCTCGCGGAGCCGACCCGGATCAATCGCCATACATCACCAGTGTGTAGGACGACGTGCCAGCGGTTGCATCCACGCTCACCTGGAGCGAGGTCTCCGTCGCACCGACCTCCGAGACGGCACCCTGCTCGGCACGCGACATCACGAGCGGCTTGCCCGTGGCACCGCCGACGCACTTCACGAGCGTTGCGCCGGTCGCCGAGAACACGATCCGAGAGACCGACGAGAACGATACGGCAGAGCCCGACGCCGCCGTGTATCCAGGCGAGGCGAGCGTGATCGTCACGGCTGACGTACCGCACGTGCCAGAGACGACGGCGACCTTGCCAGACGTGTACTCGTTCGAGGTCTGGAGCGCCACGGCCTTCGTCGAGGACACGCCCGTGGACGACGCCGTGTCGGTGAACTGCGAATCGACGATGATGCGTCCGTTCACGTGTACGATCCCCACTTGGCCGAGTCGAGCATTGGCTTCACTCCGAACGGCATCTCAGAGAGCGAAACAGAGTCAGCCGCCATGCGACGTTCGTACCACTGCCCGACGAGCATGAGGATCGCCGCTTTCACGCGGGGCGAAACCTTGCTGCCGTCGTCGCCACGGCCGCCCCACCACGTGACCGTGACGCTGCCGTAGTCGAGGAGGTGACTCGGCCACGATCCGGCATAGAGCGTCCGTAGCGTGCCCGGCTTCGCGTCCCGATCGACGCGGTACTCGGTCGTTGAGAGCGTCGCCGTGTTGCCCGCCTCGCTCGCGGTGTAGACGATCGAGACCGCCGTGCGACCGGTGGTCTGCGACATTGGCGGGCGGGGCAACTCGATGACCGCCGGGAACGCATCGAGCCGCATCACGTACTGCGTGTCCACGAGCGTCTCGTCCATGTACGTCTCGCAATACTCGCGAGCCGCCGAGATGAGCGCAGCGATGTAGGCGTCGTCGGTGTTGTGATCGACGCGGATGTGAGCCTTGGCGTCGGCGACGCTCACCGGCTCGACGACCGGCTGCGTCTGCACCTTTAGGCTGCGATATCGCTTGCCGTCATTCATGCCGTCGCCCCCTGCGCCGTGGCGTCACGTCTGCCCGCTCCGCGACAGGCTCCACCGCTGCCGTCTCGATCAGCGACTGCTGCGTCTCCCGCTTCGCGTAGCCCCACGCGAAGAGCCTCGCGGCGAAGGACTCGTCCACCTCGACGAGCTCGTTCGCCTTGTAGGCACCGTATGCGCGATTCATCCGCACTCTGATTGTCGTCACTCGCCGACCCTCCATGCAGTTTCGGGCGGCTTCTTCGTCCGCTGCCAGTTCGTCGTGTGCTGGAACACCGGGCCCGAGAAATCCTTACTCGGCCACGAGATCACGTACTCGCCGTGACCGATCACGACGCGTGGCGTGATGAAGAGGCGGTTGCCGCTCGCCCTGAATTGCCGCCAGAACCAGAGATCGTCGTCGATTCGCCCGTCGCCCCAGCCGCCTTCGGCGTCGGGCTTGCTGTGGAACCACGGCTTGAGCGTTCGCCTGAGCGCCCTGGTCGAGATCACAGTGCAACCGAAGTGCGCCGTATCGACCTGCTGCACCGGTTCGGCGAACCAAGACAGCGGCAGTTCTGTTTTGCCGTCGGCGGGCGGGTCGTCCATCGTGTCGAGGAGCGTGAGCATCGGACGCCCGTCCTCGCGTTTCGCCTGAATCGGGGCGAGCGCGTCGCACTGGCAGGTCATCGCGAGGGCGAAGAGCCGCTCGACATCGGACTGCGTGACGAACGTGTCGTAGTCGAGCGTGATGATGTACTCGGTCTTGTCCGAGAACATCTCAAGCATTCGGGTGAGGGCCATCGACCAGT